GCACTCAAGTCAGGTATCGAACCTGTTAATTGGTTGCTATTACAGTTAAAATAATTCAATAACGTATTGGCACTCAAGTCAGGTATCGAACCTGTTAATTGGTTGCTATTACAGTTAAAATAATTCATATTGACATTGTGTGAAATATCATGAATTGAGCCAGTAATCAAATTCCCAATTAACGAAAAATAAGTCAAACATCCATCAGGTGTTTCGGTAAATGTTAAATGACTATCGCTTGACGGTATTCCTACCGATATGTCATCCGCCCCTTGGTACACTACCCCATTAAGTGTCAGTGAAGTACCTACAGGTGAAGTAAAATAATATAATTGATTTGTACTTGTTGAGTCATATTCAAATGTATGAGTGGTAACACCACCACCCCCGCCAGCGAACCCATAGCCTGATGTTACGCCAAAGCCGAACCCATTTTTAGCCCCAAAGCCAAACATTGTTATACCTCTGTGTCAGAGATAACAACTGCGGTATCTGTATAGAGACACTTCGCCCATAATGTTTGATTGGCAGTACCGTTAAACTGCTCGTTCCCAGCGATGGTATGCCCTATTTCTGTAGCCGCTGGCTGTGTTGCCGCCGTCATATACATAATGTAATCTTTCGATGTACAAAACCCTGAGCCAGTCAAAACCTCTGTGTAAGTGTTTGGGTAAACCTCTATATTTACTGTTGCCATTGATAATCCTTTTTGTTAATTATATCTTAATTCCAACCTATTGTTGAAATTACATTGTTATAGTCTGTAACATCTAATTTACTCACGCTGACATTTATGTTATAATCTCATCTTGTATTTCAAGCACCAACTGCGTATTGGCTATTGAACTGTTTACATAAGAGATATTAAAATCATTTACAATCTTCACGTTATACGTCTTTGTTACACCGTAGATATGCAGGGGGATAGTAAACGCATCTATACCTCCTTTAAGGGTAGTGTAGTAGAAGCTACTAAGCCCTGCTATCTGCGCTGCAGTTTTGGAAAAGATAGTAAGATTAACCGTGGGTTTATATCGGTAGGTTTTAGTGCCTAAATACCTTTTAGTTGCCTCTTGATTACTTGCGTATCCGTCCGTTGTGATGCATCCATAAAGTGCCTCGTCATAGCTAGCCATATTCTCTCCTTACCCGCAATGATAGGTACAAGCTATCATCTTTGTATTTGATGGTTCATCTGCCCAAATTACACTCTCTAATGCCTTTGCTACTGTATAGCTGTGCATTATATCATCACCTTGTTTCATTCCCTTTCCTTTCATGGTTGAGCTACAAATGTAATCTCCTGATTGAATATCCCCATTCAAATCACAGACATTTATAGCCCCCTCTCCCACTGAATTAACTGAGCCAAACTTTAGGTTATCCTTTCTCATATCATCTACTGTCCCGCTCCACTTAGAGTGGGTTTTAACTTTAGAGTCTTTAGCGTCCAAGTCGCCAAAACACGCCTGCTGCAATGAATTGTCATCTATTTCAAAATTTTCTCGACTGCAAACACCGAACACTCTCTTATCCATGGCTACAGTAGCAGGTGAACCATAACCAAAAGATTGACTCACATCAATCACAAAACAATTATCTACTATGATAATATCCCCTATCTCGTATTGTTCTTTTGTTAAGAATAAGTGAGACCCAGTGAAAGGGTATACAGTACCACCAATGTACGCACTATCTGGAGTATAAAACCCGTATGTGCCGCCTGTTTGTGCTTGAACTGCATTGCCCGTACCCAGATTTACATTTGCGAACACAGCAATACCATCATTGGATTTAAAATATCCTCCATATCCAAAATCCCCAGCGACTCCAAGCACCCCAATTGATGTGGTATCGGTCGAGTTGGTGTACCCATGAACCCCAATATTGTTAGAGTTAAAGGTAGTGTCATACCCCATTGAACCATCATCACTAGAAGAACCTAGAACACCGATTCCGTTGGTTGTTTTTTTGTTTATGCCGACCAAACCCATAGTGGGTAGGGTAGTAGTTGAATTATTATTCTCAGATATTAAGCCAGCATCTATGCCAAGTACATATGCGCCAATAGCTTGTCCTTGCGCTCTTAATCCACAGGTCTTAGTTCCAAATGGTGTTGTAATCCCAGTTGAAATTGTTGCATCAAAGTCAGCCGCCCCTTTTATAGTAAGCTTGTTATCAGTAGGTGTAAATGCTAACTTAGCAGTGCTACCCTCAGAGCCTAACGTCATGTTTTGACCCAAATAGAAGCTTCCATCTGTCTTTAGCACAGCAGATAATCCACCCGATGAAGCCCTGTAACCATGAAGCCCTGTGTTGTTGATAAGTATGCCACCTGATGTTGGTGGTGTTGCGGAGGTTTTAATCACACCGCTTGTGTACATCTCATAAGTAGTTTCTTTAATTACACCTTTTGAAAACGTTGGGGCAGCCCCACTTGATGGTATGTCAAAAGTAGTGCCCAGTGTTGCACTAACTCCTTTGATACCAGTGCTATCAACCTGCACATAGTTAGTTGCAGTTCCTGTTTTTATAATACCATTTGTACCATCTAATGTTACAACACCTGAAACAGATGCAAGGGTACTACCAATAACCCAACCACCTATCGTGCCACTAGTAGCGGTTATAGCCCCATTTACAGAAAGCACATTAGTAGTACTATTAAATATCATCTTTCCACCGAAATTAACATCACCAGTATCTAGGTTTATAGTAGACTCACCGCTGGCAGCCGATAAAACCCCTGTGGTTACTTTTCCAGCTGACAATGTACCCGTTATGATAGAGTCGCCATCGATATACTGTTGAACATCATATAAAAATTGACTAGCCCCGATTGAAGATACGGGTTGAGTTACACCTGTATAGACAACTGTTGTTGCACCAATCACAATTGGGGTAGTGGCATCATTGTACCAAGTTACCAAAAACGTATCACCCGATACGGCTGTAGTTTGATTTATTTGTGATAGAGCGTAGGCATCTTTAAGTGACTCATAAAGCACTGTATTTAGATTTAGTTTAGTTGGCGTTGTAGACCCATAGACTGGTGCAAACGCATCATTGGCATCAGACAAGGCGGGTAAAGTGGTAGCTACTACATTATCAAGTACTATTGAAATCGGATGGGTAAATGTTCCACGGACACCATTAGTTCCATTAGTACCTGGTGCTCCATCTGCCCCCGCAAAAGTTGGGCTAAATGTTACCACTATATAGTGGATAGAAGTAGTATTGTCTGTTGCTCTTACATAAAATTCTATTTGATACGTGGTAACAGAAGTTAGGTTACCAGCCCACGCATTATATCCCCCATTAGATGTCCCTCCTCCCAATAGTGGTGTAGGTATTGTCAGATTGTCCCCACTAACCTTTTGAATATTAACGTTAAATGAGCCTAGCCCAGTTGGGAATGATGATGATAGTGAACTTGATGATAATATATAAGCAACCCCTCCACGCTTCACAGAAAAGGCAGACCCTGAGCCTACCCAGTTTTCACTACCAAATGCAGACACTGGTACAGAATGATTAGAGTTGGACACAGTTACGTCATAGGCATCAGTCCCATTAGTACCTGGTGCTCCTGTTGCTCCAGCAAAGGTAGGGGTGATAGATACATCCTTGTATAGTTGGAAACTTGTTGTAGCGAGCTTAATGTAGAATGTCACCCTGTAGAGTGTTGCTTGCGTTAAGTTCTCTGCCCATACGCCAATGTTTGCAGTTGTACCACCTGCACCGGTAATCGTAGGTTCAGTGAGGGTATCACCGCTTATCTTGATGATGTCGATATTGTATTGGTTAACACTGGCAGGGTATGATGCCGTTTGGGTGTTTGATGCAAGTGTCAGCGGCCCTGCGTCACCATTCACAATAGAAGCAATACTTGCCGATGCTGTCCAAGTCTCTGTACCACTCACATCAACAGGGATAGTCATCGCATCATTGCTATACGTTAATGTCACACCATCTATACCCTCAGCACCCGTCTTAGCTTTAGTAAATGATTGCTTCTTAGTGAGGGTGAAAGCTGTGCCGTTTAATCGTTTACCCGTTGCAGTGTAGGTTATGGACGCTAAGTTGGCTGTTATGTTTGATGTATCTCCAGCAGTAGCATAGTTACCACTATCAACAATACCACCTGATGTTATGCTTGAACCACTACCCGTAACGCTCCACCTACCGTTACCAGCAATAGTATTGTATTCAAGCTCTGTTGTGCCCTCGTATACTCTCAAGATAGTACCTGACCCGACATACGCACCAGCTATTGGCGTTCCATCTGCATCACATGGGATAGAGTGGTTTTCGTTCTCCACTATCATTGTTAAAGCACTCAAACCATCCTCACCCCCACCCTCTAACACAGTAGTGGACGCAGTGTCAAGCAGGGTTACCCCATCACTTTCATACACCTTAAACTCAACACTTGTTGTACCAACTGCCAAGTTAAACGTATGCGTGAACTCAGGAGCAGGGCTGATGTAGTCGGGTGTTAATTGGGCGTTGGTGTATATCTTAAACACACCGTTATAGTCCAATCCATTCTTAGTGAGGTTGGCTACAACAGCACTTGGTGTAAACACCAACCCATCAGAACTAACACTCACGGTGTAGTTAGACAAAGAGAGCATATATTTGTCTGACGAGAAGACCAACCCTACCCAAACACTACCGTCATACACATAATACAGTCCATCAGTCGTGTTGGTGTAGGTATCGCCACTTACTAAAGGTAAAATTATCGTGGTTGTATCAGCGTGTTCTCCACGATATGATGGGAGGGGTGGTATCACCACGTCGGATGAAGGCGGTGTGTAAACAGGTGGAGTAGTCGGTACTTCTCCCCCCGTTGTGCCTATCTGAATAATAGTACCACTTGTATCTTTAGCATAGATAACCTTATCCGCTGTATTCACTAAGATGTCTTGTTGCACCATTTGAAATGCTGTGGGCTTATACCCTCTAACGCTACTGAATTTAACTGCCATTAGACTATCTCCTCAAATGTAAAACTATAGTTAGCCAATGGGTCTAGCATGGTTTGTTTCAGTCGTGTGTTCTGTTTGAATGAAGTAAACCGACCTACTTTTTGCGTGGCGGCAAACATATTATTGTCGCCTGTAGGTGCTTCATTGGTTGTACCATCAGAACCATCAATGATGACCGTTTGCTTCCCAATACTACCCATAAGCCTATCTAGCCTATCGTAAGATGAGATTGGTATATCCACTGAGCCACTGTAAATTGCAACCCTCGCTCTATCTGTATAAGACACGTTACCCCATGGGTCATACTCAAACACGCTAAAGTCTTTGTACTCATTGTTAAGTTCAAGGTTAGTCATGCCTTGATCCATCCAACCCCCAACTATGATACTGCCAAGCTCTACGTTGTCATTCCATACGCTGTCGTTGTAGATAGTGACAGTGATACTAGTACCTCCTGCAATTGTGACATCCACAGGATTGTAATAGATAACGGTGGTATACCAGTCTGGAAGCACCCCGTGTTCATCTCTTGATGCGTCTATAGGTATCGGTGCAGATGTTGGTGCAGTGCCTATCTTGTAGGTGTATGAAGTGCCTTTGACATAACCCAACGCAAACATATTGGCATCAGAACCACTGTTGAAGGTGTAAACCATAGGCGATGGTGACGTTGCCTTGTTGTAGTTATTGCCGTCAAACGGTGCAAGTTTCTTATTGTCGCGTATGAAACTAAAGCGTGGTATATCTTCAGGTGATGTAACACTCTTAAACAGCATAGCGTCTTTAACATAGACAAATTGCTCTACTGCGTTACCAGTTGTGATATGGGTTCTTATGTATAGCCCTCCAACATCGTTCACTGCACAGTTAGGAAACCAACTTGGGTAGATAGAACCCGTTACAGTCTGTATTGAAACAACGGGTAGTGATGTAAGGTCTGATATGGAAGTATACACAGGTATTCTAGCATCTGTGAACTCAACCGTTACGTCTGATGCATTTTTAACAACAAGCCTGACATAAGCATCAGTAAAAGACCTCTGAAAGTAATAGTTATGCGTAAACCCATCAGGTTTGGTAATGGTGAACTCATACGGATTAGAGAGTGTCTCAGTACCTACTTCAAGGATATTACAAAATCTATTTGTCCAAGTTGTATGGTCACGTGTAGATGCACCCGATGCGACACTGATGTTATCGATAAGTGGATAGTATTGAGTAGGCATAGATGGTATATTACCCTCAGTCGCATACATAACCTGATTAGGATTAACCCCTTCACCCCACACGACATCGCCTAAAACATAATGAGCATTTGGGTCATAGGTGAGGACGGGTATATCTTCAGTTGCATAATATACCTTGTTATTATATTGCACCTCTGATTTCTCTAAATATGTTTTCTGTGTCGTTATAGAGAATATCTCAGTATGGTCTACAACATTTGTTGATACAAAATTCGTATCAAAAGGGACTGATATTATCATGCTATTCTCCTTATTGTTTCTTCTTGTGATTTAACAATAGCATTCAAGTCTTTCAACTCTTTAACCACATCATCAAGCGTTGCTTCAGGTGCTTGATTTTCAAGCTCTTTTATATACGCATCAAATATTGGTATGTATTCTTCTTTAGTTGATGTGCTTTTCAACCCTGCTTCAGCATACGCTCTTGCGGCATCAACACTGTTCAACTGCCCGTTACTCTCTTTTGTTAGGGCAAGGTAAGCACTGGCATAATCAGCTTTCTGTTTGAGTGTTAAATAGCTCAAGTTGCCTAACCACGCGTCAGCAACATCTTTAATCATAGTGTTAATGACTTCAGCCGCCTCTTCAGCCGCGGTTGTCATATCGTTAAACCCACCAGCCAAACCAATCACTTCAGCGAACAGTGCAGCACCTGCGTCTGTAGTAGTATCTATGCCTTCAACCAGTCGTCTGAACTCTTCGTTGGTGTTAGGCATTGCTACACCCAGTGTCTCAAACGCTTTAGCCATCGTATTAGCTTGCATATCATACTGTTCTTGCGCACTAAAGAAGTTTTCAGTGTATGATGCCAAAGCACCGTTGAGTGCATCAAGACCACCTGCAATATCTACAATGATATTAGCAGTTCTCCAGTCTACTGACTTGTTGATAAGCTCCATTGAGTGTCGCACTTGGTCAAAGTTTACAACGACACGTGTCAGTGTCTCAGCGAGACCCTCGCCCCCTCTTTGGAACTCTGCAACTGCACTAAAGTATGAATTAGCAATAGTGTCAAACTGTGCAGAGAACCTGCCCTCTAATTCTGCGGTCACTTCAGCAGCACTCATACCAGTGGTATCAAACGTGCCTATATTAATGGATTGGTTTGCAAGCCCTGCCGTGCTGATGCCCAGTGCCGTTCCAGCTGATGTGAGCATCTCAAACGCATTGGCTGTGGCTTCCTGTAGGTATTGTCCCAATAGCTCAGATATATTAGTGCTTGTGGTACTATAAGAAGTTTTAGTTTTAAGGATACCTTTCTTAACTGTCTTTGTCGTTTGAAGCAGGGTAGCGTTAACCCACCCTGCCATTACATCAGATAACGTTGCTGCACCAACTTGAATAGAAGTGCCAAAGAGTTCGGTTGATTTGCTAGTAAGTCCAAAGAACCCTGCACTTGCTGTCCCTTTGAAACTTGAACCCCCTAAGTCAAGCCCTGAGTTGAGCAGTGAGTTCTCCGCACCTGCAAACGCTTTATCAATGTTAGACAAGTACCCCGTCATTTCACGTGTAAGAGCTAACATCGGGTATTGGGCATCTTTAATATACTCTAAAGAGTTCGCCATTGACTCACTTGTCTTAGCCATATCATCAAGTACAGGCGGTGTTTGCTCTGTATCACCACCAAGAAGCGACCCCAATAAGCCAATACCAAGCCCCACAAGTCCCTGACCCAACTCACCAAGTCCACCAAATAAAGAGCTTATACCACCTGTAAGGTTTTTAGATATACTGCTTATTAAACCTTTTGACAACTCTTGAGATATACCAGAGAACAAGCCTTTAACCGCTCCGCTCAGGTCACCGCTAATCAATCCCTCAAATAGCCCCTCAAACTGCTGTGAAAAGTCCAGTGCTATCTCTTTGTTGGCATCTTTACCGCTGTTTGCGTATTTATCCCACATACCATCGTAAATATCTGATAACTGTTCCATGGAGTATTTACCGCTTTTAATAAACTCTTGCATGGTCTCATCAACATCAAGCTGAAACAGTCCACTCTTATCACCTGTCAGCTCTAAGAACTTGCGGTATAGTTCTGTACTTTCTTTAATCGCACCAGCTGTGTTTTTCATCGCTCCAGCTGCCTTTTTGCCTGCTGCTGCTGCCGCGTCCCCTGTTAGCCCGTACTTTTTAATATGGTCATCAAGTGCCTTGTCCGCAGCCGCTCTCTCTTTGGCTATCTTTTTCGCACCGTCTGACTCTTTAGCGTAACCCGCATTGATACTGTTGATAACCTCTTCACCATTTTTCTGTGATGTGCCGTTTACAAGGTCATCAGCGTTTTTTTGATACTCAGCTTGTGCATCTGCCGCATACTTCCAAGCTGTTTCAACATTGGATATAGGTGCAACTATGGTTCCTATAGTTGCAGCTGTCTCTGCAAATGAAACTTCACTAATTGTGCCAAATATGGCATCCATCCCCACCGCGTTGCTCGCAGCATTAACATATCCTGATATACTGTTGACACCCCTTATGATGTCGTTTATCATATCCGCGAACACTCTTTTGATGCCATTTGCAATATCAGCCCATAGCTGTGACATTCCGTTTCCAAGTGCTACCCATGACGACTGTATAGTATTTATGCCCGTACCTATTGCACCTACCATCTGCCAAAATACAGTCTTTATGAACCCAAACACCGCGCCAAAGCCTGATAGTGTATCTGACAATACCGCAAAGCTTCTGATAAGGAACTCAACACCGCCTTTGACTGCTTCTGCAAAGCCAGCCGCTGCACCCTTGCCACTGTCAAACATACCGCTCAGTAAGACCGATGCCTCTCCAGCCGCTGCTTTAATATAGGAGAATAGCCCAGCTTCACCTATCTCCTTGCCTGCCTGCTCAAAGTCTGTTTTGATACCCTGTAAAATCCCTTCCCATGATGATGCATAGCGTTCGAGCTGTCCAGCGTACTTTTGATTGAAAATAGCAGTGAGGGTACTTTCTATGATTTCTTTGTTGTTTTGCACAATTACATTTCTGGCCGCACCGCTTGCATCAGTCCACGCGTAGCCTATCTTTGTACCAACTACAGACGCTTTGACACCAAACTCTTTGAGCCTTTCATTTTCTCCCGTGAATGCATCAGCCATCGCTTCCACAAACTGGTCTAAGCTTTTACCACTGCCGATTGCCGTGTTCATAAAAGCTTTTAATGATTCTTCAGTGGGGTCGATGCCGTAGTTTTTCATCTTTATCATGGCATCAGTGGTTTCAGATAATGAGGTGTTATATTCGTCTGCAAAAGTAGATGCAAAATTCATTACATCATTAACTTGATTTTGGGTTTTATAAAATGATGATAGTCTGTTTTCGTACTGCTCAAATTGTGAGGATAGTTTGACGATAGATGAACCGATATCAAACGCCCCCCTGATAGATACAAAACTTGCATAGGTGGCGGCTAAAGTAGCCCCTAACGATTTCATTCTATCTGAAAAAATACCGCTTGACTTTGATATTTTACTAAAGGCTGCGTCAGTTTCGTTCGCTTTGGTTTTAATCGCGCTTAACTGCTTTTCAGCCTGTGAGCCGTCAACGGTTATCTTTATTCTAGCCATGGTTCATCGCCCTCGCCATTCTATCTATATCATCACCATTATATGCCCTTGCTACACTGCTTCTGGTCAAGAGTGAGCTGAATGTCTTATCGTCAAGATATATCATCGACCCGATATTCATAACAGTTTTAATGTATTTTTTAACGCTCATTTTGTGCCACCTTAATACATCTTTAGCGCTCTCATAATAAAATGATGCGCTCATGCCGTTACTATAACTCACAACTTCAGAACACACAAGTGCCAGCTTGATTTTATACTCATCCCAGTCGTCTGGGAATGAGTCCTTAGATGAGTCCCGTAAAAACTCAGCTATCACTAATACCGCTTTCCCCTTGACTCCTTGGCATCTTCAGCTAACGCTGTAAGAACCTGACCAAAGTCACTTTCATTTTCTGCAAACTCTCTAAGTGCGTCTTTGTCACCGCCAGTCACTACAGACTCAAAAGTTATTTTTGATGCTTCGATGAATCTATCAAAACCACCAAGGTCTTCAAACTTACTATCTAGTTCATCTTGCTCTAAATAAAGCTTCTTAAGTTCCTTGGTTGATGCCAGTAGCTCTTTGGGCTTGTTTAGCTCTTTGTGGGCTTCTACTTCGCTTTCAAGTATTTTCACCATCTTAGATAGCTCTTGGCTTTTTTTGAATAAGTCCAAAATGTCTTTATTCTCTTTGCCTATTTCGCGCTCTTGTTTCTTGGATAACTCTTTGTAGGTCACGTTAAAAATGCGCTCTACTTTGTTGTCTTCGTTTACGATTTCAAGTTTTAGCTTTAGTGATGGTTGAATTTTTGCCATTGTGTGTTTTCCTGTGTGTTTTATGCTTGTGTGATTTTACCTATAAAGAGGGGTGACACACAAAACACCCCCCATGTGTACCCATTAAACCGCTGGAGTCATTGTGTAGGCTACCATTTGTTTATAGGTGCAGGTTACTTTTGAGTCGCCTTGTGTTGTAAGCGTTGGTGAGAATGAACCAATCAACATCTCTACTTCCATGATTGCGCCTGACCCTGTGCTTGGTGTTTTTTGGTTGTTAAACTCTACTTCAAAAATAAGCGTGTTATCGTTTGCAAAGTCACCAGTGTGCACGACTGCTGCTTCTAGCATAGTTTGTGCCGCATAAGTACCTGATGAGTCAAATACAAATGTAAATTCACCCTCTGGGAACTTCAAGATACCTGTACCAGTGCTTTCGCCAGTGTGACACTCTTCAGTGATGAAATCTCTTTGCCCCTTAGAAAAGGTAAGTTCACCCACCAAACAGGTGATAGTCTCCAACGTGGTTGGGTTTGATTTCGCCGCTATTCTGATTGTCGCGTCTGCAAGATTTACTTTTTCCATTGCCATTGTTAATCCCTTATGTTAAATTTAACGACACCTTCATAGATGCCGCTGTCTAGTCTGATTATTGCACCCTCTGTGCGTACTTTTTCAAGTTGCACCCCGTTAGCAATAACACCGCTGAAATGTTCTACCACATCGCTCATAAGCTTATGAACGCGTCCACGGTGAGTGTCATAACAGAGTATGCGTACCCCGTGAATGATGTTCATGTCGCTGTATTCAGTGTCCCCTCCCAATGGATAGATATCAAGTGATACATAAGGCAGTGGGTCGGTTATCACTTCGCCGTTCATAAACAACGGGGTCTGTACCCAGCTTGTGCTTATGAATGTGGCTACCGTGCTGTATAGTTCATAAGATGTCATCTTTCAATTTCCTTTACAAATCTATCAAGCATCGGGTCGCCACCATCACGCCACTGCTCCGAACCGTACCAACGACCGCCTACAAACCGTCTACCACGCCACAATACATCAGCGTACTGCTGTGGGTTTTCAATCGTCCACGACAATTTACCGCCTTGCACCATCTCCCACGCTCCCCTGTATTCACCCGTATCAACAGGTGAGGCACGGATGAGGTCACCATAGAACTCTACTACTTTGCTTTCTACAAAATCAATGTCTTTATCGACTTCAATGTCAAGCTCTTTTAGTATCGTCATTTTCTAATCTGCGCCTCATAAACTATCTTTAGCCCCTGTGCTTCAGTAGGCTTTGGTGGTATAACTATCGTCCATTGGTCACCAACATCATCTACAAACTTCCAGTCTTGCATAGGTGTATTATCACTCACAAATGTGAGTTTAGCGTCCCCTGCCAGTATTCTGTTTTCAATTAAATCTTTAGTACTGTAGTACTCTCTATAGTAAGTGACACTCACCGTGGTATCTGTGCCACTCACTACACCGCTTATCGGGTCTATTGTTTGGCTGGTGATAAAATACCCGACGCTTCCAAACTCTTTTATCAAGTCTATAGCGACTGATTTCAAATCATTACTAAGCAACGGTAAACCCTCTTGTTACTGGCATGCTGCTATCAATCATACACGCCCTCAGGATTGACGACACGATAGGTGGGATAGGTACATATTTCCCTGCATCGTCTCTGTACTCTACCGCGATAGAGCCTATTTCGGTCGATGTGTACAGCGTGCTTACATCTTTCAAGGACAAGTATTTACCGTCACTCTCAATGTTAGCCTGCAGGAACATCACCTGCGCCATAGCGAAATCGCACACAGTGGATACCGTCGCGACACTCGCTAGTATTGTTGCAGACAGTACCAATTCTGCTTCTTGCTGCTCGAGTGTTAACGCTTCCCATCTGTGGAGTGGGTCTATAGCGTTAAGTTGTGCAATTGCATCAGCCACACTTATAAAAGAGTTCCATCCATCAGCTGGGTATACGATTATCATTTTTTAGCCCTTGTTGATCTAGTGGGGGTTGCTTCTTTATCAAACGATACAAATTCAACCTCAACACCCATATCCGCATAAGCATCACGGATATTTTCTCTGTCCGTGATAACCTTGGCTGCACTCTTGTTTGGTTCATGAAAGAAGTCAGGGTTAGAAAACACCCCGACCAGTCCGTCTACTTTATTGGAGGCATAGATGATAGTCATCTTATGCCCCTGCTTTAATCAGTACTCCAGCACTGCCTTTTCTGTCTCCAACCAAGTCCCATGAAGCAGCTGCTGCAAGAGTAGCGTCATCTGGGTTGATGCCTTGAGTTTGAACATAAGTAAAGCCTTTGAGCTTGATAGTATAAGCACCCTCTTCACGTAAGTACATACCAGCATTTTCTTTGTCTAGTGACTCAGCTGTCATGAATCTGATTGCTTCAGACTCATCGATAAGAATAGCCCCAAGAGTCAACCCGATAACCTTCTTAACACCCGTTGTAAGTGCATCAGAGTCAACCATCCAGATTGCTCGCCCCAAAGTACCCGTCTCACCTTTGTACACTGCACCGTAAGAAATTTGGTCACCGCTTGATGCCAAAGAGCCGTTTACCAACCCGCCTACTACAATGGAAGGGGATACAAATGTCACAATCGTATCAGATTGGTCACCGAATTTAAATACACCTGAGTTTAGGTCGTTGATAGTGATTGTGGCATCCGCTGTAGTATGTATACTATCTGCTTCCGTTCCAATCGCTGCAACTACTGAAATCAATGCGCGTTTAAGAATAAATCTTGTTACCGCGTCACCAATCTCTTCACCCAGTTTTGTTTGCATCGCTTCCATGGATGTGCCGTATCTAGCCAGCTCAGTGTACGTTGCAAATACCAACTCTTTAAAGTACAGCTTCACGTCTGTTTTTTCAAGGTTAGACAATCTCTTTGCTGTTGCAGGTGTGTCCACTGTTACATCTCGTCTTGATGCTTCACCTAGTGCTGCAAAGATAGTGGTTTCTAAAAAGTCACCTTTATGGATTGAAGAACCTACTTCAATTGCACCGTTTGTTGCTGTCTGTGCAAGGAGTAGATTATCTTTAATCGTGTCCATTGCAATTAGTGTTACTACTTCTGTATTGAAAATCATTGCCATCTTAAGCTCCTATTGCTTTCTGTTCATAATGTTTAAACTTCTCAGCAGGTGTCATCTTTGATACGTCACCGCCTTGTTGTCCGCCGCCTTGTCCTAATTTACCCGCACTTGGTTGTGTGTGTGCTTTTCTGAATGATGCGTAAGTGTCTGTGCTCAATACACTTTTTACATACCCAGTGACATCAAGCGTTTTCCCGTCATTCACGATGGGTACTCTTTGGTCTCCCACTACTGTAAACGGTGATATTGCATCACCTACCACACCCACACTTTTAGCGATGATGTCTTTAAACGCACCTCTCAAAATAGGGTCGTCAACCAGTACATCACTGTTTCCGTCCAGTGCCTTTGCAAGTTCCGCATCAACTTTCATTGTTGTGAACCGCGTTTCATACTCTGATTTGATGCGGTTAATCTCATCATCTTTACCAGACAACGCCTGTGTAAGTTCATGGATGTCTTTCGCCGTTTTGCTGTTTGAAGTAAGCTCGGCTATCTTTGCAGCAACCGTCTCTTCATTAACCTGCTCTAAGCCCAACGCACTTTTAAGAAGCTGATTCCCTTTTTTATAGTTATCTTTTTCTTTTTTAACCTCATCAAATTGACTTTGTAGACTTTGTATCGTCGCGTCCTTTTGTGATACTTGTGATTGTATTGCGCTTATTTCGGTTTTAGCCTCTGCATTGTCTCCGACTGCCTGCATTAGTTTTTCAAACATTTTTAATCCCTTTTTGTGTTTATGTGGCACTTATGCTCACATCAGGATATCGCTCCCGCTAATATCTCATAGGGGAATGATGACTCACAAATTCGCCAACGATTGAAGTTTTGTAAGGTCTATTCTATTTTTTGATTTAATCGCATCCTGCACTGCCTTGGGTTGCAATGCCAGCCAGTCATAATAGTCAATGTTTGGGAACTGTGTACCCTCTTTGGGTGCGTTTTCAAAGTACTGCTGTCCTGCCCGTTTTGCGTCACCTGTAGTGATGGGTGCTAGTGTGCATCTACACCTAAAGTGTATCTTTGGTTTTTGGCTTGGCGGGATATCGCTTAGCTTCTCCCATTTTCTGCCATCAAGTGCGACACATATAGCACAGGTTCTAGCATCAAGTGTTGCAACGTATTCATAGCCTTTTATCACCTGTCTTCTTTCGAGTTCCATAAACACATCGTCTTTTGCGCTCTCTCTTGCTGCAGCCATTGCACTTTGTATGATGGTCTGTGAGATGTGCTGGGTTTTCTTTTCTGCCAAATCTTTTAGATTTTTATACACCTGCTTTGATGATAAGCCCTCTGATATCCCAATGGCTATCTCTCTCTTGAACTGCCTAATCGTATCTTCATTGTTTGACCTGATTAAGTCTTGGAGTTCATAGTTATGGATGAGTGTATTCGCGGTGAAGTTCAATACCTTGGTCACAGGGTTTTCTAAAAAAGTAGCAGCCGTTGCGCCTGCTGTGAGCGTGGCTATAATGCCCATATCTTCCAATAGGTTCGCAGCCAGTTCTTGGTACAACGGGTCAATCTCTTCTAAGATTGCAGCGGTGATATCTTTGCGTCTTTGCAGCTGCGTTCTGCCGTCTGATTTTGTGTATGCAAGCACCATCTTATCCAGTGCCTTCAGCAGCCCCTCTGTGTAGGCATCTGTGCTATTGAGCCTTAGCTTGTATGCCAGTGCTTCATACCTGAGCAGCAGGTTTAAGCGTTCTTCATCGCCCATTGACTATGTCTCTATCATTCAGCGCGCTGATATCAACCGTTTTCAACTCACCATAGTTTTGCAGCTCAGTCAGGTAGGCAGTCTTATCGATCGTTCCATCTGAATAAAGGTCGCTCAGCATTTTATAGCTCAGGTCATCCATGCTGGTGTCAAAGAACTCTTTGTTTGTGGTGATATAACCCTGTGGTGCTACCCCTGCGAACTTTGAAAACAGTGTATGTATCTGGTTGACATACTCTTCCATCTTGTACGATAATGACGCCACCATGCTTTCACCGACTACCCGCTCGCTCTCTGATTGCGTCTGTGTTTTGTTCCCTGTGGTCTCAGATATAAACCGCACGAACCCGTCTACAATTGCATCCTTTTTATCCTGCAGTGTGGACTTAAGCACCGCGTCCGCACTTCCATTGAGTTCCTTTATTTCCACATCACCCAGTTTTGCACCCGTCTCAGGGTTGACACTGAAGTCTACACCTTTGCTGGATTGAAATTCAACGACATTGATAGGGTTGCCGTTGTCGTCCGTGGATGGCATTGCTATACCCGCACTGTTAGCCATCATTCCCCATGTGGTCACAAATGGGAAGGCTAACTTTTTGTTATAGCTGTCCTTGGCACTTTCAATGTTGTAGTACTGAAGCTGATAATTAGCTTCATTGATAAACGGGGGGATATCTACCGTATCATCAAACACAAGCTCAATGATACTTAACTCATTCACACCGCTTTGGATAGTATCAGTGAGTACTATGCCGCCATCGGTTTCTCTAAACACCTCAACTGTGCCATCGCTGAAATAAACACGATATTCGGTCTTTGTCTCTTCCTCATATTTATCCTGTGAATATACATAAGTACCAGCTACGGCGATATGTTCTATATTTCCGTACTCATCCCGTCTAAGCACACTGTCCATAACCTTATCACGCGAGATAATTGACAAGTAGGGTCTAATGCCCAGTTGCTGTTCCTCTCTTGCATTTGATGCCTGTACAGGTGGTGTCCATACCAACACATATACTTTGTTCTCCAGTAGCATATACCGCAATAAATCCTTTGCCAGCTCATTGAGTGACTTAGTACCATCGGCGGTGTCGTAGTATCTTGTTATGTCATGGGACACTCCCTCATCGATGGTGATAGGATTCTTAAATATAATGTTGATAATTGAATTAACCGCGCGTCTGTAGGTAGTTCCACATGCTGATGAAGCTAGTCGACGATTGTATTCAGCTGCCGACTCACTGCCTGATTTTTCAAGATAAGCCTGCACTTTATCAGCCCCCGTGTAGGTATTGAAGCACTTTAGTGACTGGTCTATGACGACTTGGTTTTCGTAAGTAAAGTTTGGAACTGTAGCCATGTGAGTAAGCCTTTTGTTTTCAGGAATTATGACTCACAAATTTGGGGGGGGGTGTGTGGTGGTGTTGGTGTGGTTAAGAACCCGTCCTAAAAAAACGCATGAATATTCGGTTTGACTTCAACTAACGGTATCGCACCGGTAAACACAGCGTAACGGATTGAGTCCATGGCATCATCATTCAGCTTGATGGGTTCATCCAACGGGTTATCAGATTTATCCAACTTCCAGCTGTACAGATTAAGCTCGTTGATGATATTGGTACTGCCTCTGGTCACATGAATATTATAGCTCGACACTTTATCAATCCCAGCCTTTACATTCTTGATAGCCTTGGTGACACTAAACCCTGCCTGCCTAAGCTCTTTGATACGGTCAGGTTCTGCACTGTCTGCCCTGCCCTGTAATCTCATAATATAGGGGTGCGTTTCTTTCACCGTGCGCATCATTTCAGAGGTGGTACTGTTTGAGCGATAATACACTTCATTGATATACATGTCGTTCCCGTCTATCATTACTTCAGTGAGTGCCATAGGGTGGTTGAACCCAAAGTCCAGTCCCCATCTATGCACCTCCGCATCACGTGGCATTCTATCTATAACGGTGTACCTCTCAAAGATAAGCCCTTTGAGAACTCCCCACTTGCCCAAAGCATACACATCATAGTAAGTTCTGTTTGTATCCTTCAGCGCGGTCAGTATCTCCACATATTTGGCATCGATAAATCGGTTATCAAGATAGGTGGTGTGCAGGATAACAGCGTCTTTGTCTTTAGTGTCAAAGAACCTGCTCTTGAGCCAGTGTTTGGAGCTGATAGGGTTGAACGAAATCATTATCTGTTTGTAGTTCTTGAGATGGTCACCACGCAATCTTAGATCCAGTTGCGTAAAATCATCAAGGGTAAACTCTGATGCTTCTTCCATCCAAAGTGAGGTGATGTCTTTGATAGACTTCATCTTTTCTTTATTATCTAGTCCCTTAAAAACAATGCAGCTGTTATTAACGGTGCACTTTATTGTCATTTCACCCGTCAGGGACTCTGAATAGCTAAAGAGAGACGATAAGCCCATCGTATGTATCGCGCCTATTATTTCAGCACGTGAAGATTGTCTGATGGTATTTTCCACTTTTCTTAGAACTAGCAGGTTATGGTCTTTTTCAGTGAGTACACGGATAACTATCTTCTGCGCTGCAAACACAGACTTTCCCGAACCTGCACCCCCATACAGCACCAAGTAACGAGAGTCCGTCCAGATATGCTTAAAGTATTCATCATTGATGATTTTATCAAGATGGGTAAAGTCTACTTTCATTCCAGCGACCTCTTCCATGCCTCCACTTCACGCGTGACATACAGGCACTCTATACACATCTCATCTTTGCTAGTCAGCTCAGTACCGCAGCGGGTGCATGGGTGGACATGGATGGTGATATTTTTAAATGCAAGAGCGGTCTTGCATTCATCAGAGCAGGTTGTAGCATATTTGACATTTAACTTTTTGTTGCAGTTCTTACAGTAACAGTCTCTTTTTGCTTTCTTGCACCATAAATCATTCGCATACTTTTGTCGGTGGCTGATGGTGCAGTACAAATAACCTGCTGGGAGGTGGTCTATGTTCTTCTTGCAATATTTACACAGCCGTGCCATTGGTTACTCCTCAGGCTTTTCCAGCCCAACTATAATAACCTCTTCCGTGTTTTGCTGCATATTTATAATTTGCTTTGCATGCCTTGCTGCATTCCCTGATGTTACCATTGCTCTATCCAGTGTGTCCTGCGCGTTCTTATGGTCTTGCATCGTCTCTATCTGCTGCTTTGCTATCTTCTTTTTTACGCTCTTTATGTTCATCAGCGTGGCATCCAGCACCTCGTCTTTAATCTCATCTTTAACCGCCATTTGGAGGATTGCACGCTCAATTGCTTTGATTTCATTTGGATTTTTTAAGGAACTCTTGGCGTGCTCATACATCGCTCCAACCCTCACAATCTCGGCATTTGACTGAGAAATCCCTTCAAGGATTTTCTTGACCGTCTTAGGGTCGACCCCGTGGAATGTTGCTATCGCGTTATGCGATGGGAAACTACCCGCTTTCCAGTCTGCAATAATCTTGTTACGCCTGTTACTTGTCAGTGCCATGGGTCTCCTTCACCTTAGTGTGTTTTGACGCTATCAACTCGTTTAATACTGCCTGCTATGAATGCGTCCAAATCGTCACGGGTGAATATTGTGACACGGTCGCTTAGCTTCACGGGGTGTATGCGTCCTTGTTTTGCGTATAGCCAAATGGTTGATAGTCCCACGCATAGATATTCCGCTGCCTCAAATGGTCTGAAATTTTGTTTTGCTGTCATTTGGTAACCTTTCAAAGTTTCCCTATAGATAATGGTTTTTGTATGTAATCGGTTGTTTGGTTTCGATTAGACACACTTGCAATTGATGGTATTATACCATTTTTTTTACAAGTGTCGTCAACCCAATGTCAGACCATGTTTTGGCGCATGGTGGTTTGATATTACCACGGTTTGATAAATAGCGATAATAGAATCGGAATCCCGCTTGTATTCTCGCACTGTATTATGCTACAGCAAAAAAATCATACGCTCAAATCAACCCAAAACACCCACAAAATACACACCAAACAGACCAGTGCTGCCTATAGTATAGAAACAAGCCCAGTCGCAATCAGACCAGCTCAGACCAAACATCCAACCCAACCCAAACCACCAACCCCAACCCCACTCAAAATATCAATCAAAATCTAGTCCCAAAACACACCCAAATCCAACCCCAAAATACAGACCAAAAAACACACCAAAAACACACCCATAAAATCAATCAAAAACGCACCCAAAATATCACACCAAAACACAGCCCCAAATCAAACCCAAAAAATCAGTCAAAATAAAATAAAAATAAAATAAAATTTACCCCCTTTTCAAATACCCCCATAAAATACCCCCAAAAACAAACAAATCAGAATTAATATAAATACCAACACAAACGCACAGAATAGCCCCTTAAATCAATTTAAACCTATCCACCTATACCGATACTTAGCCAGAGGGGTAAACCCTCTTAAAATCGATTTAAAAAACTTTATTAAAACTTTATTCGTTTTTTTAAATGAGTGATAAAGTTTTAAGCCCCGCCAGAGCGTGCTTTGCGGGAAACTTTATTAACTTTACTAACTTTATCCTATTAGAGATAAATAGTATATAATTTAGTATATTACTATATATATGTATTTTTTTCTATTTTTCTATATTAGGATAAAGTTAATAAAGTTAATAAAGTTTTTCTAAGCCCCACCACACCGTGGTTATACTTTATTTTACTATGAATAAAGTTTTGATAAAGTTGGTTTTAAAATCAAATACTAAAAAATATTAAAAAAATTACAGAAAATCACCAAAAAATCACCAAATCACCCAAAAACAGCTCAAAATCAACCCAAATATTAACCCAAAAATCATATAAAATATCAAAAAATATTAGCCCAAAATATCACCCAAAAAACAGCTCAATTTATCACTCAATTTATCACCCAATTTATCACTCAAATCAACCCAAAATATCACCCAAGCCCCCCCCTTGATTAAGAAACGATTAATCAATACTTTTATATAATACAAATGCACACCAATTTAAAAAGGGCATCAAAAAAATGGAAGAAACCAAAAAAGATAATGAAACCAAAAAAGATAATGAAACCAAAAAAGATAATGAAACCAAAAAAGATAATGAAGTGCATGAAGTGTATTCTGACTATATAAAAGACCTGTTCAAAGACAAAACAGTGGGGGATAAGTTTGAAGTGGATTTAAAAGGGAACTACCCAGCACTGGTCAGGGCTTCTATTGCTCACCATGTAAGATGTGACTACAGAACCAGATACAACGGTGGAATTTTCACGGTTCAAATCATAGCACTCACTAAATAAGCAAGCAAGCAAGCCATAATGATATATAGAGATTTTATTGACAATGGATATGCAATATTTGGGCTGTATGGTGCAAAAGACGGGTTATGCGATTGTCTTAACCCAAAGTGTCAAGCACTGTTTAAACACCCCCTTATATCAAACTGGCAGCACACAACACCCATGGACGATGAACAACTAGAATGCGGTGAATTGACTGGGCAGTTTGAAACTGGGTACGGTGTACTGTGTAAGGGGTTACTGGTCATAGATGTAGATGCGCGCAATGGTGGTATTGAGAGTTATGAAAGACTGGTTGCTGATATCCCTGAGATTGCACAAAGCGGGCTGATAGTTGAAACTGGAAGCGGTGGAGGTTCACGTCACCTGTTCTTTAGTGTACAAGGTGGTATTTCACTCCAGCAGCACCTTAACAAATATATGGGAATAGATTTTAAATCAAGCGGCTTTGTAGTGGGTGCTGGAAGCATACATAACAGCGGAAAAAGGTACAGGGTAGTCTATGGGTCACCCTCAGAGATAACAACCGCCCCTGAGCGTCTTTTGGAACTGCTGGTGCGTAATCATACTGTTGATAACAACAGCTATTCAACCACTTCTTCCAGCTCCATTGGGGATATGCTCAATATGCTCAATGTTATAGACCCTGACTGTAACTATGAACAGTGGTATCGTATTGGTATGGCTATACATCATGAGACAAAAGGAGGGGAAAGCGGTTTTACACTGTGGAACGACTGGAGTAAAAAAGGCAAAAAATATCCAGACTTGCAAGCACTGCAGGCACGATGGAACAGTTTCGGGAAATCAAGCGCAATTGTAACCGTTGGTACACTGGTTCATTACGCTGAAGAGGCTGGATATGTTACACCCGTTGAATTTGAAAATGTGGACTATTTTGAAGAAGAAACAAATATGTCTATCTTTGACCGGTTTAACCCACCTGCTCTAGCTGGCAGGATAGTAAGTTTTGTAAACAGCAAAAGCAGATTTCCACGTGAAAATCTAGCAGTCGCTGCTGCGCTTATGGCAATATCCAGTGCGTGTGGTTTGAGATATAGATGCAAAGACACAGGCACAACTGCAAACATATTTACATTCGGTGTCGCAGGCTCTGGAACGGGTAAAGAAAACATACTGCAGACTTATACATCCCTTTTAGATGAGGCTGGTATAGTAAGTGCTGTACACGGTTCTATTAAATCAGAGCAGGAGATATACAGAAACATAACGCACCATCAAGCCGCGTTTTATGCGATTGACGAAATGGGCGAAATGCTGAGTAAAATCCAAGGGGCTAGAAAAAAGAGCGGCAGCGCGGCTTATTTGGAGGGGATTATCGGGACACTGATGTCTATCTACTCAAAAGCAAACGGCATACAGCTTATTACGGGTGATGCAAAAAGAGAGATGCAAAAAGAGTTATCAATAAAAATATCCAGCGTGATGAGAAAGATTGAAAACAACGAAGCCACCGCTGCAGATAAAGAAAACCTGACAAGCTTGAAGAGTCAGTATGAGGAAAGCGAAAAAGGTATAGTCAATCCATACCTAAACCTTTTTGGATTAACCACTCCAAACAGATTTTATGAGTTGCTGGATAATGACATGGCAGAAAATGGGTTCTTTGCTAGAGCATTTATTTTCAAAGAAGATGAAGACAACCCACGTAAAAATAGTTCTTATACAGAACTGGATACAAATGATCGTGAGTTCAAAGCCATTGGGAATATTTTATCCAATATGCATCACGGAGGGTACACAGCCAGCAGCAGAATAGAGAGGCTGGGTGAGCTTGAGTATATACCTACTAGCGCCAGTGGAAAGAATATCAGAGAAACAATAGCCAACCATTTTTGGGAAATGGGCGAAGTACAGAAAGAGACACAAGGCATGGTGGCACTGACACGCCGTGGTGCTGAAATGGTAAACAAATTGGCGTTAATTCTGGCAATAGAAGACGGTGAAATAAGAGATGAACACCTGCTATGGGCGTTTGAGTTTGTCAAAGACGATTTAAGAAGCAGAATACTTATCGCCCACTCAAACAGCACAGACGATGGTGGCTTGGCAGTACTATCCAAAATAACATCAAGGCTGGACACAGTGAATGGATTATCTTTTGCAGTGCTGCAAAACAAAACAAAAATTAAAAAAGAAGACTTGAAGAACGCTATAGAATACCTCCTTAAACACAGCAAAATAAGTGAGGTTTGGACAACACCGGTGCGCGGCCCCAAAACAGTTAAATATGTATTAGTGTGACCTCCCCAGCTGCACAAACCCGCTTCATCCACGGGGTGGAGTATCATCCAATTAAGAATGATTTAATATTATATATTATATAATACATATAAGGGATTAACCTCCCTTAAATAAAAATTTGAACATACCAAAATTAGATGGTATGGTTTACACGGAGGTAAACAAAATGAGTTTATTGGACACAATAATCAAGCCCACCGACAGACCCGTGATTGTAACTATAACGGGTGATGCAGGACTGGGAAAAACATCATTGGCAGCTACATTCCCAAGTCCCATTTTTATACGGGCTGAAGACGGTATGCAATCCATAGAAGAGAGCATAAGACCTGATGCGTTCCCAGTAATTGGAGCAGCTGGGCAACTATGGGAACAGTTTAAAGCACTGATAAATGAAGACCACAACTATAAGACCGTTGTCATTGACAGCGTCACAGCGTTGGAACGGTTATTCATACATGATGTACTGGATAACGACCCAAAAGCACCAAAGAGCATTAACACCGCGTTAGGTGGATATGGGGCTGGATTAAGCGCAGTTGGGGCTATGCATCAAAGAGTCAGGAAAGCAGCAGGACTACTGGTTGACAAGGGTGTCAATGTGGTATTCATAGCACATGCTGATACCGAGACAATTGAGCCGCCTGATGCGTCACCCTATACAAAGTATAACCTGAGACTGGGAAAGAAGTCTGTAGCACCATACATTGACGATGTGGACATGGTGGCATTTTTGAGACTTGAAACATTTTACACAAACATAGAGGGTGAACGGGCAAAAGCAAAAAGTGATGGAACGCGTGTAGCTATTACATATGCCAGTGCTGCAAATGTGAGTAAGAACAGGTTTGGTATCGAAGATGATATCATTGTAAACAAGGGTGAAAACCCATTCAAAAAATATATAAAAGGAATGTAGGATGAGTGATTTTTGGTTGATTGAAGAGGATGTAAATGAGGAGCTTTTAGGTCAATTCACAATGAACGGGTCTATGGAGCCAATACCAAACAATACCAAGTTGTTAGCGTTCATAGATGAAGCCAAGTGGGACGCGTTTGACGGGTTTGAATATATATCACTGCGATGGAATGTGATTAAACCTGAAGAGTTTAAAAACAGAAAAATATTTCAAAAACTCAAGGTAAAAGAAGCAGACCCTAAAAAAGCAGACAAAGCGAAAAGAATGCTGATGGCTATTGACCACAACTCAAAAGCAGGGCTTATGGCTACAGGTCAAGAACCGACAACGGAACTGATGCAGAATAAGCTTACTAACCGTCCGATGGTGATTAATGTGCAGGTGTGGGAGATGAATGACAAAAAAGGAAACTGGATTGTAGCAGTGGCACCCAAAAACAGTGGTGTACCTGATAAAGTGATAAAAGTAGTAGTGGAAGAAGACCCAAATGAGCTCTTCTAGTATTGAACAACGCACGCCTGAGTGGTTTGAGCAGCGAAATGGACGCGTCACTGCGTCTTCAGTCGGTGCAATAATGGGGCTAGCACCCTACCAAAGCAGAAAAGATGTGCTGCGCCGTATGGTTCGAGAGTACCACGGGCTTGAGAGTGAGTTCTGTGGCAACGCTGCCACTGAGTGGGGAACTTTTAATGAAGCTGGTGCAATAGCTGAGTTTGAGATGGAAACGGGGCTAACCGTTACCAATGCACCGTTCGTAGCGTTTGGTCACAAACTGGGAGCTTCCCCAGATGGGTATGTGTCTGATGGAAAACTGATAGAAGTCAAATGTCCGTTTGGATTAAGAAATGGCGGTGAGTTTAAAAGCATTACTGAGCAGATGCACTACTATGCACAAATGCAAATGCAAATGTTATGCACCGAGCGGTTTGAGTGCTATTTTTACCAGTGGACACCGCACGCGACAAAGTTGGAAGTGGTTTTGATTGATATAGATTTTATCAATAAAATGTTAGCCAATATAGATGCCTTTTGGGATGAGTATTTAAGAGAGATTAAACACCCCGAGAGATACGGTGATAAAATAGTCATTGAGTCCGACTTGATGGATGAGTACCAGATTTTAAAAAAAGCAATAGCTGATTGCCAAAGCAGACAGAAAGAGTTACTAGCAGAAATGGTAGCCCTAACTGGTGAAAAGGGCGGTAGGATTGGAAATCACACACTCTATAAAGTAGAAAGGGACGGTGCGATTAGTTATGCAAAAGCGATAAAAGAGCTGCTTCCAAACGCTGATTTAGAACCATACAGAGGTAGCCAAAGCACCTACTGGGCTATTAAATAATGGTACTGCGCCCTTACCAGCTGGAGGCACATGACGCGGTTATCACGCACATAAGACAGAGTCTTGAGTCGAGTGTCGTGGTCGCTGCAACGGGTGCAGGGAAGTCACTTATTATTGCACAAATAGCTAAAACAGTCCACGCAATCAGCAAGGGCAAAAGCATCCTAGTGTTATGCCCAAATAAAGAGATACTGGAGCAGAATAGGGCTAAGTATTTAGCAACAGGTGAACCAGCGTCAATCTTTAGTGCTTCGCTTGGTTCCAAGTGTTTGAGACACCCAGTTGTGTTTGGAACACCGCAGAGTGTTAAGAACAGTGTGCAGAACTTTGGGAACAGGTTCGCATTGATTATCATAGATGAAGCCCACGGTATAACACCCAGTGTGAAAACAATTGTGGAGCACTTTAAAGCGGTCAATGAACGCGTTAGAGTAGTAGGGCTTACCGCAACACCTTATCGCATGGGAACGGGGCTTATTTATGGCATAGATGATAAAAACAAAGCGGTATCAGAAAATGAAACGGTTTCACCGTACTTTTTTAAAAAGGTATACCAAATTGACGCACGGTATCTTATCAAACATGGGTATTTAACGCCACCGACCATTGGGGACCTTGGGGCTGAAAATTATGATACCTCAACGCTGACAGTGAACACGATGGGAAAATTTGACAGCAGTTCGGTTGATAGATGTTTTGTAGGCTTGGGACGAAAAACCGCGTCAATCGTTGCAGACGTGGTGAACCAAAGCTATGACAGAAATGGAGTTATCTTTTTTGCCTCTACCATTAAGCACGCTGAAGAGATTTTGAGCAGTTTGCCGAAAGAGTTAAGTGCAATAGTTACAGGCGAAACACCAAAGGTTGAACGCTCAAATATCTTGACAAGATTTAAAGCACAGCAAATCAAATACATTGTGAATGTGTCTGTTTTGACTGTAGGCTTTGATGCGCCACATATAGATGTAGTGGCGGTGCTGCGCCCAACTGAAAGCTTGGGATTATTCCAGCAGATTATCGGGCGTGGGCTTAGGCTATTTGAGGGGAAAACAGATTGTTTACTGCTGGATTATGCTGAAAACATAGACAGGCACTGCCCTGATGGTGATTTATTTAACCCAAAAATATCTGTTAAATCAAAGCTTGGAAAAAGTGAAGTAGGAACTTTTGTATGTCCTCTTTGTAAAATGGATAATGAGTTTTCTTTACGTGAAAATGAGTGGGGATATGGAATAAATGAAGAGGGTTATTTTACTGATTTGGAGGGTATAGTTATAGAGACCGAGAATAGAATGCCACTGCCTGCACACTATGGACGCAGGTGTCAGAACTATCACCCCAAAACACTCTTGCAGTGTGACCACAGATGGAGCTTGAAAGTATGTGAAGCGTGCAGTGCTGAAAATGATATTACAGCAAGAAGATGTGTAGAGTGCAAGGGTGAACTGATAGACCCTAATGAGAAACTAATCATGGAGTTCAAACAGCACAAAAAAGACCCTACGCTGACACAGATAGATGAAGTGCTGGACTACAGATACCAGAACACAGTAAGCCAAAGAGGCAACGTGTGCATCAAGGTATCCTTCGTAACACCGTATAGAAAGTTTGATATATGGTTGCAGAAAGAGCCAAAGAGCCAAACGGGTATGAACGACCTAGTCAGGTTTAATAGCACCAAAGACACTATCAAAACAGTCGAGTACAGAAAAGAGCCCACTGGGTTCTACAGGGTTTTATCCTACAACAAGGAGAGTGACAAATGCACAACACAGAACACACCGAACAGGTAACACTTGTAAGATGGTTTAGAGATACCTACCCAGCTGGACACTATAGAATATTCGCAGTGCCAAACGGTGAGTTTAGGCATAAGTCTGTAGCGCAAAGGCTTAACAGTGAGGGAGTAACCTCAGGCATTAGCGATTTAATAATACTTGATAGAGTAAAGCATCGAGTATTATTTTTAGAGATGAAGAAAACGCGAAAGACTCTCAAAAATGGGTCACCGTCAAAAGAAAATCTTGCAAGCCCAGAGCAGATTGAGTTCTTAGAGTTTGTCAATGGCATAGAGTGCTGTGATGGTATAGTGGCGTATGGATATTTAGAAGCGAAAGAGTTGGTAACACAATGGTTAGACTGATACAAGCGGAAAAGATATTAGGAATTACAAGTGCGGCTATAGGGCAAAGTAGGCAGTACAGACCCTTTTTGAGAAAGACGGACAATAGGCGTGTGACGTACTTTGACATCGATGCGTACCTTATTCACCGAAAGGCACTGGAACAAGCCTACACTGAGGTTACACTGCTTATCGAGTACATTGGCTATTTCCACAAAGAGATAACCAAAGTTAGCTTATCCAAGATGGGTGGATGCAAAGCTGGGGCGATTAGTAGTCACTTCTTCAGCGGTGAGGTTGCAACCCTAATTCTAAATGGCATCAAGAATGAATATGGTGACGTATATCAAGAGTTTTTGGAGTACTACAGATGAAGCAGTCAAAGAGGCATAGCCACTACGAAATCATCACCAATCAAATTGCAGGTATCATCATCGGATGGGGTTTGGTGTATTTTGCATTCCCTCTCATGGGTGTGACGGTGAGTGCAGCACAGGCTACAACTTCCACAGCGATGTTCTTTGTGGCATCGTATGCAAGAGCGTATGTGATACGCAGAATTTTCAATAGGATATAGAAATGAGTTTAGGTATACCATACATGGGCAGTAAGCGAGTCATAGCAAAAGAGTTGGTTGATTTTATGGTGCAGGCAAACCCAAACGCTAAGTATTTTTACGACCTCTTTGGCGGTGGTGCTGCGATGAGTTTTGAAGTACTCAAGCGAAATAGATTTGAAAAAGTGTTTTATAATGAACTTAACACAGGCGTGACCGAGCTTCTCAAGAAGATACAAAAAGACGGCGTGACGGATGAGTTTTACCGCTGGATAAGCCGTGAAGAGTTTCACACACGAAGGAACGAACCCACATGGCAGGGCGGTCTTTTACAGACATGTTGGAGCTTTGGAAGCAAGCAAAAAGATTATTTGTATGGGAAGCACATAGAAGAACCAAAAAGGCTACTGCATGAAATTATTGTAAACAGATGCAGTATTGCAAAAAGTAGATTTGAGAGCCTGACTGGCTTATGGATAGATGACTATTACCTGCAAGATGAAAGCATAAATAAACGTCGTCTAGCAGTCATGGTCATGGTCAAAGCTTCACTGGGTAGAGTATCCCTGGAACATCTACAAAGCATACAAACAGCTAGAACGCATACAGAACATACCGAACCTACAAATCTCAAACATGAGTTACACAGATGTTACAATAACCACCCCGATCGATGAGACTATCATTTATCTTGACCCACCGTATAAAAATACAGAAAAGTACACAGAAATACTTTGTCACGATGAGCTAACGGACTATATCAAAAACAGCCCGTACAAAATATATGTAAGCAGCTATGAGTTTGATTTACCGATGGTGTGGCAAAAGTACAAGCGATGCACCTTGTCAGCTACAGCAAACAATAATATAGCAACAGAAAAACTGTTCTGCAACCGCGAAGACCATACAGGAGGCACACTATTTTGAGACAAACGCTCCAAAGAGCCAAAGATGCTGCAAGCAGGATAGAAGAGCGGGTGCTCGTATGCATCAAGAAGCTTGAGGGGCTGACGTACAAGTCAAAACCATCTTTTGATGATATGGATATCATTAAAGATGTGCTGAAGATACTGAAAGACAAAGATTAATTTAGCAAAATTTAAGTTTGCAAATGATATACTTTTGCAGGTTTAAAATAAAACAACAACAACAAACCTGCAAATAATATTTCCATAAGGAGTAAAAATGGAACCAACGGATAATAGCGTAATAGTTAGAAACAATCAAGCGGTAGAGTCGACAAGAGATATGTGGGAAGACTTCAAAAACAAAAAAAGCAGAAATGGTACATTTGTAGCTTTTGATGATTACAGACAGTCGTTAGGTGGCAGGGGTATTTGGGGAACTAAAATATTCTTTAGGGCAATGGTGGAGATACGGTTTCTAACACTATGCGATGAAAATACCAACAGCAAAGGGAAGTATTGCCCTACCCAGTATGCTATTGAAAAATATGGTGACTTGTTCCAATATGATGCTGATGCTGAAATATGGGGACTATGCGGGGAGCATCTTGAAGATTTTGACTTAATGATATTACCACATATTATGACAGTGGCTAGAAAACTAGATGTGATATACAAAGAGGAAAAAAAGGAAATGAACAGAATAAGATATGAAGCAAAAAAGAGACAAGCCCGAGTGAACCAACCAATAGAAATGGAGGATGGGATATGAGTGAAGAATGGGGAGGCACTAAATGAGTTATGAATTAGAATACACAAAAGAAGAGACACGAGCAAGCGAAGCACAAATCAAAGAGGTATCGGAAGACACATTTTACCGGTATATCTTTGAGATGGGTGAAGTGCCTGATGAGTTGGAAGTCAAAGTTGAAGATGAGTATTTTGACATTAATGTTGATGATGTATTCACCAAAAATGAACAACGACTGCTTAAGAACATCATAGAAAATGATGATTGCTTTGATGTGAGTTTTGATGCATTCGTGCAAAAAGTCAAAGAGATCTTCACTGGGTTCAACAGTGCAATTTTAGGAGGTGTGAAATGACGATAAATGAAATTAACGAAAAAATAATCAAGGCACTGGAAGAAAAAGTAGCGATACTTGAAAAGTATATAAAACTTTTGGAGAAAGATAGATGAGCAGTCGCAAGAAATTCAGCAGGTTACTTGGCAAAGAGCTTGAGTATAGTGCTACATTCTGCTGTGTTAATGACACTAGAGTGGTGGTAAAAGACGTGCATCAGGATGGCAAGTACATCACTGACCACGTGTGTATTTCTAATTGTTATGCTTTAAACAAGTTTAAAGACGGTGACAAGATATCGTTCACAGGAACGGCTAGCACATACACAGACTCAAAAGGTGTCCGTAAACACGGATTGCAAAAATGCCATGACTACCGCAAGAGTAATGATAGTTATCAGGTCGTTATGCACGACCATACGCATAGAACAAAAAGGGTTAAAAATGTTTGATTTAATACTGATACTGGGTATAGCTGGAGTGCTAACACACTTACTTACACTAAATCGTAAAGAGGTTACATTTCACGATACAGTGATTGAGTTTATTGGTGGTAAATTATGGGAGGTAAAAAAATGAACCAAAATCATAAACGCACTATGATTTTGGCAGGCATCATCGGCATGCTATTTGCCTGTTATGACGAAAAAGAAAAAACACGGCTCCACAAAGAGCTGCACGAAGGTGTAGGTAGAGGTATCCGAAAGCAAGTGAAACTCTATTCGATCAAAGAAGTTATGGAGGTAACCCATAAAGACGGTAACGACATTTGGGGGAAGGCAGTAGACCATTTTCTTGAGCGTGAGATAACCATTGAAGCCAGTGCATGTGTGCTTGCACTTTGGAACTTAGACGAGAAAGCCTTAGCCAAACACTTTGGGCTGAGCAGGTCAAAGATAGGACAGTGGGCGAAACCATCAAAGCGTGCAGACAGACGTGAACTTGAGATTGCAAGCCGTGAGGTAGCCAAGTATGTGTGGGGTGCTATCAACGCGCTTTACGGTATTGAGGAAGAGAAAAAGATGAGCGTGCTTGAGCGTATACGGTTAATGAAAGAAATGGCATAAGTACATTAAAAAGAAAAGGATTAACATGACAAGAGTAAAATCAGAGGAGCTAAAATGAGAGCGATGGTATTTAAAGGCAAGTACATTGTCACATACGGAAACGTTGAAGCGTATACTATCCACACAAATGGAGAAATGGTTATCCACTCTGCTGGTAACAGACCAGCTAAAACAGTCGATACCAATAAGCACAAAGTAGCCATAGTTGATGGCAAGCATGTGACATATATCAAAAACGGGAGGATATAAGATAAAAAAATATGCATTAACTGCGCATACTTTGAGTGTTGCGATGAGTGGGTAGCGTGCAAGCAAAGAGAAAAAGATTTAAAGGATGGAATGTGAAACAAGAAAAAGCTATTAAAGCACTTGAGAAAGCTGGGTATAAAAAAAGTGATAGAGACGGTTCATTTGGGGATGTAGTATTACACAAAAGGTCAGTTGGTAGCGAATGTCAAACAAACCATAGACCACCATTATTCACAATTTCAATATACGAAAATACCGACTTCAACCCAATGTCAATAAGGATTAGGGGCAAAACAGCAAGTAATAGGTGGATAGACACTGGATATTATTCTTTGCCTTTAGAAGAGGTAGACAATATAAAAGAGTTAGAATATACAATAGAAAAATCATGGGAGGCATTTAATTGAAACAAAAATTTAACAAACTGATGAGAAGTATGGGATACAAAGACACACGGGGCGATTGGCTCAAAGACGAAATGTTTGGAGACGTTGTTATAGTAGCACTATTGTCTGCCATTGTCTTGATGGTTGTCTACTATGGGTAAGAGTCTAAAATATACCTTCAAGACTTGCGGTAAAGACTTCACATCAAGCAGTAGCACTAAAGTCTACTGCTCTGAAATATGTAGACGAAACAAGGCAGATGCAAGGATTTGGGGTTTAGACAACTATACTACTAGAGGTACAATAAGATATGCAGGTATAGGAGAATTGAAATGATTAAGAAGGAATTTGAAGAATGAGTCTATATAGCGATATGGAACTAGAACCATATGGAATAAAAAACACTAGAGACAAACACTGGAGAACAAGAGCAGGGGATAATATACTAATTGCTGATATGGACAATGAGCATCTGCTTAACGCCTATAAAATGAGCCAAGATGAGAGACTCTATAAAGAGTTACAAATGAGAGTATTTCAAGACTATGTCAAGAGGAACTATTAGTCATAATGGCTATGGAAACCAAGTACAATAAAGGAATTGAAATGAGTAGAAAACATAAAGAGGAAATGGTAATGAATAGAGAAGATATACCAATAATCGCCAACATAAAAGATAAGTACCATCACTACAAAAGGGAACACAACAGTGAAAAACCAAATTTCTTAGTATGTGATAATCAAACCTATTCAGATTTATTAAATTCAAGATTTGGTGTTCATGTTTTGGAGAATATAAAAGGTGAGATATTATGTTTGGGTATAAAGATAGCCATCATTGATACACCAGATTTTGTTTTAGAGGTACGATAAGATATCAAGGTATAGGAGAATTAAAATGAATAGAATACATAAAGAGGAAATGATTAGGTTTGCAAATAGTCCAGATGGGACATTGGTGTGGTGTAAGCTGCCTACTAATACGCTTTGGTGCACAAGAGATGCCCCTATTTGGGATAAGGATTTAGTCTACATAATAGACGATGAGTATGCGACACTACGAAAACAATTCATAGATGACCCAACGCAACTACAGTGGTTCGATAAAATATCTAAGGAGTGGGAAACAAGTACACTTACTGATTTAGATATCTTCACTAGGCAGTTACATGTCGGGTATATATATCGTATCAAGCCTAAAACTGTAACAAAATGGAGATGGGTGATGTATATTACAACCCAAAACGATTACTATGTCACCATAGATTGGTATACGGAAGAAGAAGTGTCCAAAAGGACTGATAGACCTATCTACAAGATTGAAGAGTCAGCAAGAGAGTCTGAAGAATAACCATCAGGTTAGCTGATTGAGTTCAGGCAATGGGCAATAAGGGTGATGACCATCATTAAACTATTTTTTGCAGGAAAGACTACCTTGTAGCCCTCAAAGAGGGTTATGAGGTGAGCTTATGTTCACCTCACCCTTTTTAAGCTTCACCCACCGTCTTATTTGACGACCCAAGTGTGTAGTATGGAAGCTCCTCTTTATTGTGGGTTGTGGGTACTCTAAAGTCTAAAAATACTTCTTTCGGGTACTTGCTTATGTTCACTTCATTGTTTTGGTTTCCACCGATACAGTAGAGTGAACCATCTTTATCTTTGCCTATCACCATACACACATGACCACCTCCTTCACGGCTTTTGATAGCGATTGACCCAACCACTGGCACGATGGACGATTTACCAAATGAAAGCCAAGACTTTGCTCGCTCTGGGTATTTCACAGTTTTTTCTTCATGGTGCAGCATCACCCAGTTGATAAAGCTTCCGCACCATGCCACTTCATCAGATGAATAATTGCCCGAGGCAGTATCGTGATATTCTAGCACTCTGGCACTATTGCCTTTACCAGCTACCTCTTTGACCCCTACCTCTTTTAGAGCCGTCTTTACCCAGTTGGGAACGCTGATTTTCTCTATGGCATCGCGTGTCTTTTTGCCAAAGATGCCATCGACTTCAAGTATACTTCCGTTTTGGTTTAAGTAAGTCTGGAGTGTTTTAACTGCGCGCATCTACAACCTCCACCACTATAGTTTTATCCCCATCGGTTGTGTACACACTCACTACATTCACCCTCTTGTCATCAAACAACACCGTATCAAGCCCATTATGTACCGCATCCACTATCTCACTGTAGTAGGGCTCAAGTAAGTGCTTATTCTCTCTTGTAATTACTTTGGTTTTCATTTGCATACCTCGTTAGATTTTTTGAGCTTATCCGCGTATTCTTTCATTTTGATATAGTTTCCAAGGCATTGCTTGGATGCAAGTAACAAAGTTGGAGGATGTTTATTTTCTATGATTGGAGACGGAACTTCAGGGGTGATACATTTTTGATACACGATGCGCTCACCACACCCATTAAAACTTAAAGCCCCTAAGCATCCTAAAACTAGCATCGCACTCGGTTTCATTATCATCCTTTTTAAAGTCCGTTATTTTGCTTAACTCAAAATCATAAAATTGAGTTATAGCCAAAACATCTTTGTCGTAAGTCTTCATCCGTGCCTCTAATTGCGCCATTTCTTGCCTTGCCAATTCACTTGCAACCTTTGAGTTAAGTTGGCACTCTTCTTTGGCTGTATGCTCTATAAACCCATACGCAGACAGAAACACTATCACCCCAGCCATTGCATAGATGATATATTGCTGTATCACTTCCATAACCTATCATATTCTTTTGTGAGTATCGCTCTTATCACTGCTACGATTGACACGATGTTTATAGCAATCAAACTCATCTTGTTTTCAACAAACATCCCACCGCAATCTTTTGCATAGTAAAACGCAAATGACAACCCCACTATAAAAGCAGTGGTCGTGTAGCTGTTCTTGTATGACTTTGTAGCAAAAAGCACAAACAGTAGCCCTAGTGTTATCATATAATGAATGTTTAGAAGCATCACTTTGAGCCTCCCAAAAATCTATTTAAAATAAAGTTAGCAACTTTTATAGAGCTTTGAAAGAACCAGTTAAATAATGGTACGGTAAACCAAGATAACATAAAACTTATAATTAGCATCACTGATTTACCAACCTTTGTGGGTTCTGCAAATCCAAAGATTTCTTTTATCACATCGTTACCAGCATCCGTCAAAAGCAAGTACCACAATGGTATAGCAAGAAGCCCCAATACAATACCCTTTAGCACTTCAGCCAATGCCTTAAATAATTTAACTTCATCATGCTTACTCAACTCATGTATCACCCCACTTGCAGAAACTATAGCACCAACCAAAGAGAGCGGTATATATGATGGGTCATTGAATATAATTAAGTCGCCTATTAATCCACCTGAAGCCACCATAGCCCCCCCTTTGATAATTGTTGCCGTCTCTGTCGTCATACCATAATTTCCTGTACGTATAGTGGTGATACCTTCACAAACGGCATAGGATAGTACGTAAGCCCTGATGGCTTGATGAAGTAAAACCGATTTATGTTAGTTGTTCTCATCTTATTCTCTTTAGTTTGGTAGTCACAGTACAACCATTGCCTTCAAGGATGGCTTTGTTTGCTAAACCAGCAGAGCTAGGTATACCATTCGTGCCACCCTCTAGCGAAATAGTAGCACCAATGACTCCAGCATTAACGCACGCCTGTAAAATATCGTCTACTGCTTGAACACTTAAGTTATTATCAGTTGCGGAAAAACTGTATAATGATGCAGGTAGTGAACCACCTGCAAAGCCTGTTAATTGGTTAGCACCAATATCTATTTCTTCCAACGCAGTATTGGCACTCAAGTCAGGTATCGAACCTGTTAATTGGTTGCTATTACAGTTAAAATAATTCAATAACGTATTGGCACTCAAGTCAGGTATCGAACCTGTTAATTGGTTGCTATTACAGTTAAAATAATTCAATAACGTATTGGCACTCAAGTCAGGTATCGAACCTGTTAATTGGTTGCTATTACAGTTAAAATAATTCA